ACTCCGACCCGCATCGGCCATCGCGTTGCCCTTCCAAAGAGGCAACACCCATCACAAGCCCGCCGAGCCGGGCAATGTGTCGTCGCCGCTCCGCTTACTGCTGTAGAGAAGGTCACGACGGTAGAGGAGCGCGTCTTGCGATTGATCGAAGACCGTTGTCCCAGCGTAGATCAGACGTGCCTGGGTACCGTCGGAGAGATCGACAAAGGTCATAGCGGCGAGAGTCAGGTCGATCGCGACGGCGGCCGTGTCTCGGAGACCTGGCGTCGGGCACCAACACGTAATGCGAAACGTCTGAGTTTGGCGGCGCACTTCCTTCTGTGCCGCCGCGTCAGCGACCACTCGGGCGAGGAGCCGGCTCGCGCCGGGAACGGTGAGCGCCGCACCGGAAAGCTGAATAATCTGGTCAATCAGCGCCTGAGCGGCAAGGTTCGCGGCGACGGATGCCGGCGTATCTCCCGGTCGGGTGCGATAGGGGTATACGCTCTCGCCCACGAGTATCCCGGCGAGCTGACCTAAATCGGCGCTCCCGCCGAAGCTGATGGTTAGGCCCGACACTGCCGCAGTCAGCGTCGGAGCCTCCAAGTTGGCGGTCCACTCCTGCTGGTAGCGCGTGGTTACACGACCGGTGCCCTGGCCAGGAAACACAGTCACGTTTACGATCCCAGCGCGGAGATCACTGTCCAGTGCCGCTGCGTTCGGCCAGCCTCGGTAGATGCGGCAGTCCGCCCCCTGGCACGCTGCTCGCATTCGTCCCGTTTGGGTAGAGCGCAGCTGAGGCCAGCGTCACGAGCGCCGTTTCCACATCCGATTGGTCGGCCATCAGGTAGTCGCCTGCTTGACGGTCAGCCGCCATCCGAGCGCCGTTAGCTCAGCGGCGGATACAACGGCGGCACGACCGAGATCGTCGGACATCAGGTCCGCGGGAAGCAACAGGATACCCGGCACGGCCGGCAGGAGAACAGTCCAGTATGGGATGCTGCTGTCGCTAGGTAGGTCCGCAGATGGTTGACCACTCCCGGAAGAGCCTATGACGCTGGCCGGCCAGCCGGTCAGCAGCGGAGCCACCGTGGCAGCAGTGACACCGCCGTAACTATTCATTCCCGTAGCTGTCGGTGCTACCGGGCGGGTGAAGGATACAACGCGATTGGTCCGCACGCAGAGCGCTGGCAGCAAACGACCCTGTGCCGCAACGAACCAGGTCGCGTCCCCTTGAACCAGGTAATCACCCGGCTTGGTATATGCGTAATCGAAGATACCGTGCGCCAATGCATCGCCATACCCTTGGGGGCGGACAAACTTGCCCATCATTCCTGTGAAAAGTGCCGGTATTCGCAGGAATCGGTTGGCGGCTGCGAGCGGGGCCGAGACGTCGAAAGTGCGATACGCATCCGCCCAGTCGCCGGCAGCACGGGCGCAGACATTAGATGCCCAGCTAATGCGATCTTGAAGTCGGGCGTGACGCATCACACCACCAAAGTGACGCCATTGTCGCGCAATGCCGGGCCTGGCGGCACACCGAAGAAGCCGCAGAGACGCCGGCGCCACTCATCGAGCAGGCGCTCACGATCCTGTACTTCGGTCCGGTTCCGCGTCCAAACGGCGGCCTGATCGGTGTCGAGGCTGTCGCCGGCACGGACCACCGCGACCTCGAGCGAACAGAGTTGCGCGAGATACCGGCGGGCGACCGTCTCCTCCTCCGGCGCCAAGTTGTTCATGCGGAACTCTAATTCGCCGTACACTTGGTAGAAGCGCCAGTTCTCAAAACCTGCCGCGCCCGATCCGTACGCGGGGTACCCGCAGAACCGGCGGATATCGGTCTTTTCCGCGTTGGTGAACACCGCGACAAACCCGTTGCTACGAGAAACACGATCAAATTCAATAGCAAGCGTTCGGCGACGCTCGCCGGCGCCGGCTCAGCCGACGTGTTCGATCATCACCGCGCGCTTGAACGCTGCGTTCGTCGCGGTAGGGATCGTCGCTGGGTTCGTGGTGGTGTCCGACGGTGCGCAGAAGCCACCGATCCAATACCACGATTGAGCGATGATCTGCTGCAGCCGATCGATCGGTTCGCGCGTTACCATGGCCACGTTATCGACGATGCTGATGATGGAATCCTTCGGCGCCACGTCGTTTGCGGCCATGCCGGCGAAATCACCCTCGATCAGCGCGCCTTGCCCGCAGATGATCGGTCTGCGGACCAACAACCCACCTAGCGTGGGGTGGGGTTGGACATACGCCTCCGTCGTCGGAATAAAGCGCAGGCCGAGGAACTGGTTGACCATACCCTGGCGGAAGACCTGGTTCGCTGAGGTGGCGCCCTGAAAGAGCTGCTTGAAGTCAGGGTCGGCGAAAAGCTGGCGGGCGGATACGGGGTCAAGGTAGCAGTTGTACACCCCGTCGATCTCCGGCACCGCGTTGAGCCGCAGTTTGGCCACGGCGTCGAGCAACGAGCCCATGGTCAAGCTGTCGGTGGCAAGCAGTTGCGCTGTGTTGCCACGCTGTGCTGGCCGGAGAATCACGGATGCATTGGGCGCCATGACGGTGCTACCGATCACACCGTCAGAGACGGATACGTTACCCGAGAATGTGAGCGTGCCCGACATCCCGTTCGGCGCCGTCGAGGTGCTGACGATGTCCGTGGTCGCGCCGATGAGCGTGTAGGCGTCGGACCCGACGGTCACCGTGAGCGGGTTCGATACGCTCACGGGGAGCTGTGCGCCGTTGACAAAGGCAGTGGTGAAGCCCCTTACGTCGTCGACGGATAGCGCGGGTGCGGCGCTGGAGAGACCGATGCTGACACGCGTATTGCCGCCGAAATAGGCTGCAAAGAGAGCGTTCCGGGCCAACTCGTCGAGGCTGCGGGCGGCCTGCTCACCATTCACGAAGGCGTTTTGTAGAAAGAGGCTGGAGATCCCGACGCGGCTCGTGACCATGTTGAGGTCGGTCGTAGCCGCGTAATGGTTCATGGTGAGAGTGTACTGCTCCACTCCCCAGGTCGTCGGCGTCAAGCCATTGTCGAAATTGGTATTCGACGCGGGCGGCAGTGGAATGACGACTGAAGGCTTCAGGCCAGCGCGTGTCTTGGTGAGGGTTTCACCGATGCCGACGGCGATTTCCTCGCGGTCGGCACAGGCGCGGTACCCGAGACGCGAGTTCAGCGCGTGCTGGAACTCACGCTCGAGAAAGCCTTGCTGGATGATGAGCTGCAAGGCCGCTGGAAAGCTGGAGATTCCCATCCGGAAGTGTCCTCTGCGAGACGAGTGGAGTGGAGCGAAGGACGCGCATCGTCCTTCGGTCGGCTTGGAAGCCAGCGGACCGTCCCGTCGGGAACGGGTTCGAGATTGTCGACGCAGGTGGCCCTGATGTGGGCGGTGCGGCCGGCTTTACTGCGTCTCCGCCCCAATCGGGGTAAAGGAGAGGTGCAGCGCGTTGCCGGACGGCGAAACGGAGTTGTTCGCGGTCAAGGTAACGCCGCCGTTGACAGTATCGGCGCTCAGGCTGAGCGTGACGTTGGCGAGAGCGGCATCCCCGCCCTTCGCGAGGATGTTCTTCCAAGTTACGGCGGTACTGGCTGCGGAACTTGGCCGTTTGGCGCCGAATTCGATAAAGAAGCTGTACATGGCGCCCGTGACGGTATCGCGGATGGTAACGTAGCCGTGATAGGTTCCGGCCATCCCCGACGTGAGGTTCAGGATATTGGCGCTCCCGGCGGCGACACCATCGGCGGTGAGCTGACCGGAGGCGCCGCTGGCGATCGAGCCACGCAGCACGCCCACCATGAATTGAGCGTCGCCCGCCGCGCCGCCGGTAAAGTTGCCAGACGCGTAATTGATCGTGCCCAAACGGCCACGGTCGGTGGCATAGTTGCCCCCTAGGATCACGCCGAACGCCCCGGTCGCCGCGTTGAATGTGCCTCCGATGACCGAGGCGCCAAATCCGCTAATCACGTTGGCCTGGCCGCCCCCGCCAAATCCGAAAAAGCCCGAGTTAACGTTGCCTTGGCCGCCGACCTGGACGGTCCCAGTGCTCTGCGCCGAGTTGTCGATGCCACCGAGAAGCGCCGAATAGGGACCCGTCGCGGCCTGATAGCCGGCGAGGCGGGAGGTTTGAAAGTCCACAGCCGCGGCCCCGCGTGGATTACCGCCGATAGCCGTCCCGTCCGGTGGTGGGCCGGCGGTGATCGCGCGGGCAATTCCGGTCGCCGGATTGCCGAGCAGTGGATACGCGGGAGTACGGACATTCTGCACGGAGGTGGGGTCGATGTTGTATGTCCACGCGGTCTCTGCTCCGTCGCCATCCACCTCGATGTTCGGGCCAACGAGCGACGAGGGTCCAACAGTGATGCCCGTGCCGGTTGGTGTGTGGACGTCGGACAGCAGAAGGCGAATCTGGCGGCCTGCGTCGACGTGCACACCATCACCATTGCTGGTCGGAATTGAGCCCTCCACAACGATATTGTACGGTGCGGAGGCGGCCGATGGCGCAGTGAAACGCAGCGCCGTATGGCCGGAGGCGGCGGTGTTGCTTTCGAAGCCGTAAATCTGGATGTTGTTCACGTTGCCAGTCAACGTCGGATCGCCGATTACCACGAGGTCGCCCGCACCCCCGGTTGTGCCACCCTCGGCACGCAGCCCGAAGAAGCGAATGAGCCGCACCGGGATGCTGGCATTGCTGTTTCGGATAACCAGGCCTTGGCCAACCGGTGCGAGCAAGTCGAGGCCGTAAAACGAGAGTTCGTTCGTCGCGTCCTCGCCAGCAGGGCCGACGCTGTTGATTTCCACTGCGGGGACGCTGGCAGTACCGCACATCCAGAACATCAGATCCGTGAACCTGCTTTCCCTCACGTAGGCGTGGCCCGGAACATTTTTCGCAACGCCCATATAGAGCGCGCGTCCATTTAGAAAATAGACGGCCACATCGCGCATGTCGACGAAATCGTCACGGTCATAAAAGACGAACGCGTTCTGTTGGTTAGGCGAACCGGTGGATCCCAAGACCGTCAGCCCTTTGATCGTAGGACCCGCCTGGTCCGCGGCGACGCTTAGACTAGTGCCGTTATATGCATTGAGAGCCCAGGCCTCGGACCATGAGAACAGGTCCCCCGAATACGAAGGGCCAAGCTTGATGTACGTTTTGTGTAGACCGTCGCCGATAAGAGAGCCCCCGCGGGTAAACGTTGGCAGCGACGTCGCGCCATTGATGAGATAGACGCCAGCTGGAATATAAAGGGTCGCGGGAGTGCCGGCCGCAAGCAGCGTGTTGACACGCGTGATCGCGGCCGCGAAAGCGGCGGTATCGTCGGTCGTGCCGTTCCCGGCAGCGCCGAAACCGCGGACATTCAGGACTGAGGCTGTTGAGATCGAGAGGACCGACAGGTTCGGCGGGACCTGGCCTTGGCTGTAGAGATTGGGTGCGGCGGACACGCTCGTTGCGGTCAGCAAAGCTGCCAACGCGGCTGGAATTGTCTTTTTCATCCACAACCCCTTAGTACGCCGTGCCCGTTCCGCGAGACACGAACACCGTGCCGGTTCCGCTGTTTAGCAATACCGAAATCGCGCTAACCGGCTCTGGCGCATGCAGAAGGAGGCGTGCACCGGCGGGAACGGGAATGTCATTTGCCGTCGCAAGGACACCAGGTGTGCCGAGACGGACGAAGGTGTAGTCACTGGCCGCATTTGTTACGAGCACGGAGGTGCCCGCCGCAGGCAGCGTTTGCGTGACGGCGATCGTACTGGCCGTGAGAGACACGGTGTAGGACGGTTGAAACGGCTGGACGGCTCCGACGCTCATGCGATGGTCCCTTCCCGCGAGGCCGGATCGCTCTCTATTGGCGTGCCGCGGCCTTGGATGGAAAAACGAAATCAGCTGCGACGCTTCAGCATAGCTGTGCGGGCGGCGCGCCACTCATCATCGGACATTTCCGTTGCGAGTTTCTGTCGGAGGGGGATGACGGGCGGGGCAATTGCCGCACTGGAGGAGGACAATGTGGCGCCGAACAGCCAGGGTTTGGCGCGCTTGAGCTCGGTGATAAGGGCGCCTGCTCCCTCGACCTCTCCGTCTTTGTTCAGCTTGATATCGGCAGTATCCAACAGCTTCAGGCCATCGGGGTCCACGATGCCGGCCCGAATTGCCTCTGCCTTCAGTTCGGCCCGTACGATGCGCGCCTCGGTCTGCTGCCGAACCTCCACCAACTGGCGCTCGAGTGCCTCCGCGCGCGAGCGTAATTCCATCAGGACGTCGGCAGCGTCCTGCTGGATGGGCAAGTTCGTTTCCTTTTCGGGCATTACTCGCTCCTGGAATCAGCCGGCTCCGCCGCGACGCGCGCAAGCTCGGCGGACACATCGTCGATGTCATAAGTGTCCGCGATTGCCTTGGCCGCGGTATCGCGGCTGATCAGGCCGGAGCTAACGAGGACCGCCAGTGTCTGCGCGTCTTTTTGGCGATCGTCGGCGGTAAGCGGATACCAGCGTGGCCATTTTAGCGTGAGCCGCACACTCGGCTCCACGGCGGGTGCCGGTTGACCCATGACGCGCAGCGGGTAAAGCGCCGCAGCGCGCAGCACCATCCGGCAGAGCGCGAGAAGAGCGCCTTCTCCATAGCTCACGCGCAGGTTGTCGGCGAGCCAAATCAGACCCTGGTTCATCAGCTCCAACGCGCGACCTGACTGCGCCGCCGTGAGGCGATCGGCGCTTGCGCGATTGCCATGGACACCTTCCAAAGCCAACTCGCGCAGCGTCCGGACGTATTCCAGAACAGCAGCGGAGGCGGTCCCGCCAATCTCCAAAAGCTTGGCGTCACCCTTCTCGCTGACGACAAGAGCGTTGCCAGCACCTTTGATGATCTCAGTGTCGGAGGTCGCAGGCTCCTTGATAAGCAGAGTGGGATCGCTGCTGTATTTAAGCCCGCGTCCCGCTTGGCTGAGCTGGTAGTCGATCTCGATCTGCGTCTCGACAGCTGCACGAAAGGTGCAGGCACCGTCGCTCGGATCGCCTGAAGCGGAGGGGCCTGGAAGATTGCGCACCCAGACGATCGGAACGAACCCGAGGCCGTGGCGCACCGTGCGGCTCTCGTCCACGGTTCCCCCGCCGTTGCCGCCGACCGGCATCGGTATGAACCACGTCTCGACATTTGCATCCCACGTTCGCATAAACCAGTAGTCCATCGAAGGATCGTCGATGGTGTAACCGCTCGAGGATAAGATGCTGCCAGGAACCTTGTAACGCTCCGTCACGCGGAGGAGCGTGTCGGGTGCTTGCGGGTTCCAGGCCGGGGTCAAGAACGTGGTGTCGAGCACGTCATAGAAAATCCGGCTGCTGAGAACCCTCATCAGGATCGCGACCGACCCAACCGAGCCTTTCACGGCGGCGTCCGTCATAACCTGATTGAGTTGGGTTTCCTTCACCATATCGGCAAGGAATTCCCGCACCACGTGGTCGGCGCAATCGACTGTCGGAAAGTGGCCCTCGCTGAACAGCAAGGAGACGCTGTCCTCCACCACTACTCGCGACAGCGCATAGCGTACGGACGGCCGTCGCATTCGGAGTGGGATGTACTCGCCGCCCGCGCCACGCTCCTCATGGAACTGGTACGGTAAAACGTCGTACAGAGTCCCGTTGAGGGCGCGCCTCAGAATTTCAAGAGCGCGCGACCGCGGCGAATAGTCCGGATCGCGCGGTATGAGATCGCATATAGTATCGAACATGACGTCCCGTTCGGTGAACTAGCTCGAAGCCATCGGCTATCTATCGACAAATGGCACGAAAATATGACGCGACTCGACTGGCTTCTCGGAGAGCAGATGGAATGCGCGCGCGAGCGCATTAACTCGGTCGTCCTTGCGGCCGAAAGGAAAATCCCGCAGCTCCTCTATCAGCGTATGATTCCACTGAGCTCGAAGGAGAGCGAGATTGCCTGCCTCGACCTGCGCGGCAAGTGGGGTCGCGCGCACCGTCTTCGATCCTGTTTCGCGGGACGCCTTGACGTTGTAGCCCGCCAGCCGCCTTGCGAGATGGGCGACTTGGGCCTTGCCGGCCTGCCCGGGGTCTTCAGGCAGGGCGATAACAACACTCCGGCCGTCGACGTCGGCAGCCTGAGAGATCGCCTGTTGGACCTCTCCGGGGCTGCCACGTAAACGCACTATGTCGAGCACAATCCATCGTCCGGATGGATCCCGCAGGACCTTTACCCCGACCGTCCAGTCCGGATCGTTCCCGCCGTGAACAACGGTAGCCGCAAGGTCCCAGGCGCGCACCGTCGGTCCAAGGAGCCCACGTGGTACGGTGTCAACGACTTCGATATGGGCAACCTTGAACAGAGCCCCCTGCAAGGGGCGCGGCGACTGCTGATAAAGAGCCGCCCATATGCGCTCTCCCACAAGGCTCCGCCTGCGATCGAGTGCCTCGCGGTCCTCCCATTCCGGCCAAAGAGGTTCGCCAACCGCTCGGCTGAGGGGGTCATCTCCTTCCGCGAGCGCGGGGAGGCGAATGATTTTCCATTCGGCTGAGCTCCGTTCAAGTAGCCTTCCAGCCAGATCCTCCTCGTGCCAACGCGTCATGATCAGCACAACCCGGCCGCGAGGCTTGAGGCGCGTCGTCAGGTCGGAGCGATACCAGTCCCAGAGCCGTTCGCGCCGCATCGCGCTCTCGGCGTCCCCGAA